GAGTTCATGAAAGACTTAAACAGTTGGGCAACAAGTCAATTTTTGCATGGGGAACAAGGAGCATTATTAGTAGCATCGCAGTTAGCCTGTTGTGCGCCGACCTATAACGCAAAACTTTACGCCGCATCGCAAACTTTCGATGAAGCAAGACATGTAGAAGCATTTAACAAATACTTACAGCAACGTTTACAACGTAGTTGGCCCATAGGTAGAGCATTAAAAGGACTATTAGACAAAATATTAACTGATCCTCGTTGGGATTTAAAGTTTATTGGTATGCAAGTAGTCATAGAAGGATTGGCATTAGCCGCCTTTAACGCCGCCAAGTCAGCAACTAACGATCCTGTGTACGAACAAATGTTAGAATACATTATTAGAGATGAAGCAAGGCACGTTACATTTGGTATTAACTATTTAAAAGACTATGTTACTACATTAAGTGAAGAAGAAGTAGTTGATAGAGCAAATTTTGCCTTAGAAGCCTGTACAGTAAGTAGAAATAGATTACGAGCATATGATGTATGGGAAAAATATGGTATGGATTTAGATTATACTGATACATATCAAAAAGAAAACATATTTCAAACACAATTCCAAGATGTATTGTTTAGTAGGATTATGCCTAACCTTAAAAAAATTGGACTATTAACAGATGACCTAGTACCTGAATATGAAAAATTAGGTGTTATGGGTTATGCAGAAGGCGATAGTGATTATGAAACAAGTTGGGAAGAATTAAGTAAACCATTAAAATGAAAATAGTAGTAAGAGAACCACAAATACCTGTAGAAGGCGAACATACACTTTGTAATAGAGGTGAAGTTGCTGTATTTAGAAATGGTAAGTGGGTTAGACCAAATGAAGATAAGTGAAATTATAGAATTCAAAGCACCTAAAAAGGTTTATGATAAACCACAAGACTATGTGGATGCTAGAAATCATAGATTTGACCAAATGTTTGGACACCCTACTAGAAAACTTAAGAAGAAAAAGTCCAAAAAGAAAAAGAAGTAATGTATGTCCTCTTTAATAGATTACAAATTATTGGAAACACCGACCAAGGGCCTTATTCCTTTAGCAAAAAGGAACAACGAACTTAAACATAACATTACAAATGACTGTACTATACCCCATAGGAGTCTAAACATAACAACAAAAGGCGAATGTTTCATAGATAACTGTGAAATGTATTTGCCTTTTGTTATATGTAATATATTAGATTTAGAACGTTTAGAAGATGTTTGGTCAAACCCTTTAGCAAGAGAATTACAGAAAGATGTAGAAGATAAAAAATTTACATGGTGTGCTGTAGAGCATTGTAGAATTATGGAAAGGGATTTGCATTGGATAAACAATAAAGGGCAAGAATTTTATAGCATATATGTAAATGTAGATGAAAGTTGCAATCTTGCATGTCCAAGTTGTAGGACAGATATGATATTGCATACACAAGGTGACGATTATAACAGACAATATGCTTATGCAGAACATGTTGTTAAACTATTACGCAACTTCAAAGAACGAACACACATAACTCTTACTGGAAATGGCGATCCTTTAGCAAGTAACATAATGAGACCGCTTGTTACTAACTGGATACCAAATGAAAATCACACAATTACATTGTTTACAAATGGATTGTTAATGAGTAAACAACTTCCTGACAGTAAAATACTTCCAAACATAAGTGAATTTAAAATTAGTATAGACGCAGGATCTAAAGAAGTATATGAAATAGTCAGAAGACCGGGTAAATTTGAAAAACTTATAGAAAATTTAGATTGGATGCATGAAAACAAAAACATAGCCGGCTCATTTCAAAAAGGTTTTCACAAAGAAGGTCCTAATATACACTTTAGATTTGTATGTCAAAAAGCAAATGCACATGACGTTGTTAATTTTGTAAAACTAGCAGAACGTTATGATGCTGAATGCTCTATATCTAGATTAGACGATTGGGGAACATTTGATAATTTTGCAGAAGAGGACGTAGTTGACCAATTAGACCATCCGTTAAGGCCCGGATTTTTAGAACAAATACGTGAAGTAGTAGATTTACCTTATGTATCTATACCATATAACATAACGAAGTACTTATAACATAGTATAAATAGCAGTATGACCAAAAAATTAGAAGAAGAATTTAATTTACCACCAATGGAAGAAGCAACTGCAAAAGAAAATGCAGATGCGACAGAGAAATTTGATGTACAAGAAGTTACGCAAGTAGATATAGAAGATGTTCAAACAGCATTAAGTAATGCAGAAAAAATAGACCTTGCATTAAAAAATGTAAAAGGGTTAGATGAACATGATGAAGAAATGGATGACATTGGACAACAAGCAATTGACAGTTATCAACAGTTAATGAACTTAGGTATGAATGTTGGAGACAGAGAAGCAGGTAGTATTTTTGATAGTGCCGCCAAAATGTTAAAGACAGCCTTAGAAGCCAAAGAGAGTAAAATCGATACTAAATTAAAACAAATTGATTTAATGATTAAAAAAGGCAGACTGGATAACAACACACAATCAGCAAGTAATACTGCAAGTGGTGGCCCTGCAGTAGATAGAAACGAACTACTTAAAATCATCAACTCTGATAAAAAAGAATAATTTTACCTTATTTTGATAAATAAGTACATACGGAGTTATTAACAATGAGAGAACTTAAAGACATTATAACCGAATCATTCAACAAAGAATACGGTTATAGAATTAAACTAGCAAGAGACTGTTCAGCAGATGACTTATCTAAGTTAGAAAATGCTTTGCAAAAGTATAACCTTGTTAGTGCTACACCTTGGAAAAGGTTACCAATACAAGAAAACCCAATTGAGTTTAAAAGACTTAAAGGTTTAAACACTACATCTGAAGTTTGTAGTACTGATGTTATTTTAAAATACCCAGTCAACGAAAGAATTTTAGAAGTATATGTAGCAGTTGCTTGTGGTTGTGACCATGAACGTGTTATTGTTATGGGTGTAGACAGTCCAAAAAGAATCGAAAGTGAAATGGCTGAAGAAAGACTTGCTAATGATAAAGATAGACAAGTAGAAGTTCCAGAAGCAATTTTAGATGAAGTAGATAGTTCCGCAGACCAAGAGCATTACGAAGCACAACAAGAAGGTGTTAGTGATGGTCCATTATTTGGTGAAGAATACAATGCTAAATTCTTAGCAGAGTTAGAAAAAATCAAAGCAGAAAAAGGCGCAGATTACTTCCGTAACTATCCTAGTAAAGATGGTATAATGGGAGATGATTTAGCCGCGATGCATGATACAATAACTGGTAAAGCACACGGTGGATTGGCACCAGAGGCTAAACAAGTTGATGTAATATCACAAAGTTCTAGAAGAAACTAATGGCAGAACTAAAGTTGGGAATAGATGAACTTCAACATTTGCTAAAACTAGCAGGTGTACAAGGCCCAGAACAACATGATGATGAGCCTGAAGCACCATGTGATTCAGAAGAAGAGCCTAAAGTAATTGCAATAGACGTAGATGACGAAGATGGCGATTCTGCTATGCAATTTCCTAAGACAGATGTTAATCCTGATGCATCAATGACCACTGATAAAGAAGTCTTAACTAGCATTATTAGGGACAGACTTAAAGATTATCTCCGCAATAGTAAATAATCCCCTTTAATACTCGATAAATACTGTTATGCCAAAAGGAACAGTTAATACTGAGTTAGTAAAACAAGCATACTCTAAAATACCGTATGATTCAGAAATGCTGAAAGAATTTCAAGCATGTTGTGATCCTAATGACGGTCCAATGCATTTTATGAAGAAGTTTGTACGCATTCAACACCCTACAAAAGGTGGTATTGACTTTGAGCCTTTTGATTATCAAGAAGATTTAATTGTAAACTACAACAATAACAGATATAGTATTAATATGCTAGGCAGACAGATGGGTAAAACTACTGTAGCCGCCGGATATTTGCTATGGTTTGCTATGTTTAAACCTGACAGCACAATATTAGTTGCGGCTCATAAGGCGGCAGGTGCTCAAGAAATTATGCAACGTATTAGATATGCATATGAAAGCATACCAAACCATATCAGAGCAGGAGTAGTAGAATACAACAAAGGTAGTATTACATTTGATAACGGAAGTAGGATTGTAGCAAGTACAACTACTGAAAATACTGGTCGTGGTATGTCGCTTACATTAGTGTACTTAGATGAGTTTGCGTTCGTACCACCTAGAATAGCCAAAGAGTTTTGGACTTCATTATCACCAACATTAGCAACAGGTGGTAAATGTATTGTTACTAGTACACCAAATAGTGATGACGATACATTTGCTGGTATATGGAATCAAGCAATTAAAACTGTAGACGAATATGGTAATGAACAAGACGTTGGTATAAATGGATTTAAAGGCTATATGGCTAAATGGAATCAACATCCTGATAGAGATGATGAATGGGCCACAGAAGAAATGAGCAGGATTGGTGAAGAACGTTTTAGAAGAGAACATGAATGTGAATTTATCATTTACAATGAAACATTAATAGATGCATTATTATTGGCTAATATGAAGCACACAGACACCTTGTATAAAACAGGACAAGTTCGTTGGTACAAAAGGCCCACTGCAGATAAAATGTATGTATTAGCATTAGATCCTAGTGCAGGAACAGGCGGAGATAACTCTGCAATACAAGTTATTGAATTACCTACAATGGTACAAGTAGCAGAATGGTGTCATAATAAAACTCCTATTGAAGGGCAAATAAGAGTAATGTTAGACATATTAAAAGAATTAAAACAATATGGTTCTAAAGAATTATATTGGACAGTAGAGAATAACAGTATTGGTGAAGCCGCACTTGTTGTAATTAGAGATACAGGCGAAGAACAATTCCCAGGAACATTTTTACATGATCCTGTTAAAGTTCAAGGCAAAAGAGGTCGTAAAGGATTCCATACAAGCAGTAAAACAAAAATTGACGGCTGTTTAGCACTTAAACGTTTTATAGAACAAAACAAATTAAAAGTTTACAGTAAAGCATTTTTAAGTGAACTAAAAAACTTTGTTGCACGTGGTAATAGTTTTGCAGGACAACCAGGTGAAAGCGATGACTTGGTTATGAGTATGGTAATTGCATGTAGAATGATTAATTACATTAGTACATTTGAAGATGATATATTTACAGTAGTAAATCAAAACATTGGAGATGGTACAGGACCTAGTGATGACGATGGTCCTTTAGATGAATACGATGAACCCATGCCCGTTGGATTGTTGTAAAATCTCCATTAAATGATAAATACATACATAACGGAGATACAGACTAATGTTAGTAGAAGCAACAAGTGTAAAAACAGTAGCAGATAGAGTTTTTAATCTATTAAAAGGTTACGGTTTTCAAATAGACACTTATAATAAAGCAGGTGAAGTTGTTGGTGACCCAGCAGATGCTATTAGATTTTTTGTTGAAGATCCTAACTTACTTGTTACACTTAATGTACCAAGAGAAGAAATACGTTTAAGCATTAGTGACAACTCTGACCAAACTGATACATTAAGAAGTCAATTAGACGAAATTGCAAAAGATTACTTAATGATGCTTGACTTTAGAGTATTTGGAAAAACATTAAAACCAAGTAGTGAAGCAATAAACATTAGAAGAGATGAAGACATGAAAGAACATAATGAAATGAGAAAACTAGCAGGACTAGAACCTATTAATGAAGAAAGAACAGTAGTTGGTTGTAACGATGACCAATCATTGTATATCTTTTTAAATAACGGAATGGTTGACTTAGGTAAAACTGAAGAAGAGATTGCTTCAAAATTACATGAACTAGGTGACGTAATAGATTTTGATGATATGTATTACAGTTCAAGCATGGACTTTGCAGAAGAATGTGGTTTTAAAAATGACGATGCGGCTAAAGAACTAATGGACAAAGCAATAGAACTTTATGGTGAAATGAGAAGTGGTGCAGTAAGAGAATCAACAGTACCTTGCCCTTGTTGTGATGGCGGAAAAAGTGATTGCTCACATGGCAAAGAAGTTTGTGGAACATGTGGCGGCAAAGGAGTAGTACAAGAAAACGTTGAAGAAGTTGAAGAAGAAGTTGAAGAAACTATTGTTGAAGCAAGTTTAGGTTCTATGAGAGGAAGTATTAAAACAAGTAATCAACCATTAGGCTCAACAAAGATTATTGTTAAGCACACTAAACCAGTAAACGAAGAAGTACGTGGTTCAAGAAGTAGAAACATACAAAAGATATTCATTGAGAATAATGAAGAAAGATTCTTATTCCCAAGCAAAAATTTAAACGGTGCTAGAGCAATGGCAAGGCACTTATACAACGGTGGCGTAATGCATGATACAGTAGGTGAAAGCATTGTTGCTATGTGTACTGAATTAAAAACATTAAAAGAATTCGCAAACTATGTTAAGAAGCAAGGTCTTATAAATGAAGAAAACAACGACTATGTCGAACTTGCTAAACAACATATTAATACAATTAAAGAAACATTTAAAAAATTAAGTGGTGTAAAAACTTATAGTAAAGCAGTAGAGAGTTTAAAAGACATGAACAATATTGATATTGTTAATGAAGTAAACTTAGAAGACCACTTTACTGAAACACACTTTGATAACAAAGTGGGTAATGCACATGAAACATTAAGCAAGTTAGTAAACAAGCAAACTGCATTTGAAAGTATGATTATGAAAACAATTGAATCAGAAAACTTTGCAGGTGTTAAAGAACTTATTAGTGAAGATCCTTTAGACTTTGCTACACCAGAAGCAAAACTAGGACATCAAGTATCACAGTTAGGTGCTACTGCTACAAATCCACAACTTGCAAATTACTTAGGTAGTATTAGTAATAAGTTAAGTAATGGTGGACAAATGAATCAATTTGAATATAGAGCAGTTAAGGCTTCTCTACTTTCTGCACAACGTCCTGAACAAGCACAAATGGCAGAAACAGTAACAGAAGAAGAGAAATACACCAAATTTATAGAGAGTTTTGTAGAAGAAGAATAAATACTATTATAACAAGACAACGGTTATTGTCGAAAGACAAAAAAAGGTTGACAACATGGCACAAAGAATATAAACTTAGGCATTAGTAATACATAAACACAGACAGTATTACAAACATGGCACATACATAGGAGAAATTATTATGGCATCTTTGGCAGAAATAAGGGCTAAATTGGCAAGCATGGAGAACAACAGAAGTTCTAGCCAATCATCAACAGGCGGCGACAACGCCATTTATCCACACTGGAATATCGACGAAGGAACATCAGCAGTCCTCAGGTTCTTACCTGACGCAGACGTTGATAACACATTCTTTTGGCAAGAAAGACAAATGATTAGACTTTCTTTTCCAGGTGTAAAAGGCGGCGACAGTAAACCTGTTACAGTACAAGTACCTTGTGCAGAAATGTACGGCGATACTTGTCCAGTACTAACTGAGGTTCGTCCTTGGTTTAAAGACGCAAGTCTAGAAGACATGGGTCGTAAGTATTGGAAAAAAAGAAGTTACATATTCCAAGGATTTGTAATTGAAAACCCACTTAACGAAACAGCACCTGAAAACCCAATCAGACGTTTTGTTATTTCCCCACAAATCTTTAACATTATTAAATCAGCATTGATGGACCCAGACATGGAAAACATTCCTACTGATTATGTTAATGGTACAGACTTTAGGGTAACTAAAACAACCAAAGGTCAATATGCAGATTATTCTACATCTAAATGGATGCGTAAAGAACGTGCATTAGATGAAACAGAATTAGCATCTGTTGACACAAATGGTTTATACACATTATCAGACTTTTTACCAAAAAGACCTGGTGAAGAAGAACTTAACGCAATTAGCGAAATGTTCCAAGCATCAGTTGACGGTGAGTTATATGATGTGGAAAGATGGGGTAACTTCTACAAGCCTTACGGCGTAGATGCTCCAGCAAGTAGTAGTGCAAAACCAGCCACAACGGCTCCTGCACAACCAGTTGCTGAAACTAAAGCACCAGAAGTTACTAATGAACCTAAGGCAGAAGCACCTGCTCCTGCACCGGCTACGGAAGAAGCACCTGCTCCTGCAACAGCAGAAGCAAGTGGTGAAAAACCTAGTGCTGATGATATTTTAAATATGATCCGTAACCGTTCTTAAGGAGACATCATGCAGAAACCATTTGACTTAACCAAGTTCCGAACAGGATTGACTAAAAGCATCACTGGAATAAGTGCTGGCTTTCATGACCCACAGGATTGGATATCAACTGGTAACTACACTCTAAATTACTTAATAAGTGGGGACTTCCAAAAAGGAGTTCCCCTTGGTAAGGTGAGTGTGTTTGCTGGAGAATCTGGTTCGGGTAAAAGTTTTATCTGTTCAGGTAATTTAGTGCGTAATGCACAAAAACAAGGCTGTCAGGTTGTATTATTTGACAGTGAAAATGCACTTGATGAAGATTGGCTACAAGCATTAGATGTAGACACTAGTCCAGAAGCACTTCTGAAAATTAGTGTTAGCATGATAGATGATGTTGCTAAAACAATCAGTGATTTTGTAAAAGACTATAAAACTAACTATGGTGACTTACCATATGAAGAACAACCTAAAATGCTATTTGTAGTAGATAGTTTAGGTATGTTACTTACACCAACAGACGTAGCACAATTTGAAAAAGGTGATATGAAAGGTGATATGGGTAGAAAACCAAAGGCATTAACTGCCCTAGTTAGGAATACAGTTAATCAATTAGCACCACACCCGATTGGTCTAATTGCAACAAACCATACTTATGCATCACAAGACATGTTTGACCCTGATGATAAAATATCAGGCGGACAAGGTTTTATATATGCAAGTAGTATAGTAGTTGCTATGAAAAAACTAAAACTTAAGGAAGACATTGACGGCAACAAAGTGTCTACAGTACAAGGTATTAGAGCGGCTTGTAAAGTAATGAAAACTCGTTACAGTAAACCGTTTGAAAGTGTTCAAGTAAAAATCCCATACGAAGAAGGTATGGACCCATATAGTGGGCTCCTAGAAATGCTTGAAGCAAAAGGTATTGTAGAAAAAGTTGGCAATAAACTTTCTTATATCTCACCTGTAACTGGCGAAGAAATTAAAGAGTTCAGAAAAGGCTGGAGTGGAGACAAACTTCAGGTAATTATGGATGAGTGGAGTCATATTGCAGAACCTGTTGAAGAAGAGGATCTTGTAGATGATGAAACATTAATTGACGAACCTACACTTGAGGAGTTAAAAGATGAATCCTGAAATACAACTATTAATTAGTATATGGGACTCTATGAAAAACTATATCCAAAAGAAGGATAGAGTTGAAGCCGCAGAACACCTTGTTCGTGTATTTGACGAAGAAAGTGATATGAACGGTATAGAGGAAGAAGCCCATACTTTTGATGGCGCCTTAAAAACCGCTGTAGTCGGACATTACGGCTTCGGTGAAAATGAGGACGACTTTGAGGAAGATTGGGATTAAATTATGGCTGGTTGGTATAACTCTGTAGTAGAAGATTTAGGCAAAATTGTTGACTCTATTGACCACTACGAAAAAGAATTAGAAGAAGCCAAATACGAATGCAGTATTAAGGGTAGCCTAGAGAAATCTAGTGCCGCCCTTCCAGGCATTACTGAACATCGATTTAATCAATTACAAGAGATTGAAGCAATACTAGAACATCTAAATATTGAACTAAGAAAAGAACGTTCAAAAACATTCAGAAAATTCTTAGAATCTTACAACAGACAGTTAAGTAGTAGAGACGCAGAAAAGTTTGTTGATAGTGAACCTAGTGTTATTAACCTAACACACCTTTGCAATCAATACAGTCTACTCAGAAATAAGTATCTGGGTATTATGAAAGGACTTGATACAAAACAATGGCAAATAGGTCACATAACAAGACTAAGAACAGCAGGAATGGAAGACATTGTAATACAATAGCATCTTCCAAATCAATAACTTACAAAAAGGTTGACAAAGCCACAATAGATGCTAATATAAGCACCATATCTAACTGGGTAGGGAATCAGGATATGATTCATGTTCAAATACATGGTCAGTTTAAAAACAAAAAATTTGTAGAAAAAGTCTCAGAACTACTATTAGAAAACATTGTTCCAACACGATTAAGACGTTATGTAGAAGTAGACGTTTGGATACAAACTGTATGTGAAGAACAAGTAGGTGGTTACTGTTGGGGAGATAAAAAGTCTATAGACATTGAAGTTGCAAGAACTTCAGAAGGTGAACACTATACAAGGGACGAAATGTTAATGAACTTAACACATGAATTAATTCATGCTAAACAGTTTATTACAGGAGAACTATCTCCTTCTAGTATGAGATGGAAAAAAGCAGATTATTCCAAAGTTCCGTATAGTCATCAACCGTGGGAACGTGAAGCATACCGTTGGGAAAAACGTCTTTACGAGAAATACTTCCAAAAACTTAATGCATAATTAGGTTGACATTTACCAGATTTTTTAGTATTATTATATTACTTTTATTTTTTAGGAGACAATATGAGTAATGTAAACGGTGTTTTTGTATATGATGAGAGCATGTCTTTCAACGAAAATTTTTCAGTATGGTTCGATATGAACACTTACGAAAGAAGTGCATATGGTGAAGAACCATATTCAAAAGAAGAAGGATTTGCTGTTTTTTCAGGAATATTTGAAGTAAACAATACCAATTCTTAGGAGATACTTATGACCACCCATGCAATGATTGATATCGAAACTTTGGCTACAACGCCAGAAGCAGTAGTATTAAGTGTGGGTGGTGTAAAGTTCGATCCTTACACAAATGAAGAGCCACACACATTCTTAGACTTTAAATTAGACATTGATGAGCAAACAAACTTACACAGAGATGTAGATGATGGTACTATGGAATGGTGGGCAAAACAACCAAAACATATTCAGGATATTGCCTTTGCAGAAGAGGGCAGAACTCCACTAAATGAATTCACAAAATCGCTTAATAAATGGCTAGTTGGGTGTGACCAAATATGGTGCCAAGGCCCACAATTTGATATGGTCATTATTGAGAATCTATATAAAATGCTAAACACCCACACAAATTGGGCATATTGGCAAATCAGAGATAGCAGAACTGTATTCAGCATGATGGATGTAGACCCTAGAAAAGGCATTCAAGAAGACCTACATAGTGCTGTAGATGATGCAAAATGGCAGGCAAAATGTTTACAAACCTGCTTTTTCATGCTAAACATCAAAAAAGATTAATTTTTTACCAAAAAAAGTGGTAAAAAGGTTGACTTACACTCAAAAAGAAGTATAATAGTATATAAGAGTTAGGGAAAGGGTCCTTAACAAAACCATAAAGTCGGGGATGACAATATGACAAACGCATTAAATTATGTAAAAATTAAGAGCGGAACTTACCGTAAAAACGAAATCGTTGATACTGTATTTCCAATTCTTAAGCCACTTAATGTTGGTAAAAAAGGTGCTTTCATTACTGTAAACGGTACTGAAGTGATGGGTGATAAATTTGCAAGTATTAGGGTTTTAATAGAAGATCCTACTAAAGACTTAGAGTATGTTACTCCAGGTGTTTATGCAGAACAACCTAAAATCGACAACACTCCAAAAGATGAGGAAAGTGACGAACAAGCAATTGAGCGAATTCGTGAACGTTTTGATATTTTGGACAGAATGACTCATGCAGTAGCAGAAGGTACTGTAAGAGGTATGATAGTAAGTGGCCCTCCAGGAGTTGGTAAGTCATTTGGTGTTGAAACTGTTCTTGAAGATTATGACATGCTTACAGAAGTTGCTGGTAAACCTGCAAGAACTGAAGTTGTTAAAGGTTCAGTTACACCAATTGGTCTTTTCCAAACACTTTATAACAATTCACAAAAAGGTAACATCTTAGTATTTGATGACTGTGATAGTGTGTTGTTTGATGAAGTATGTTTGAACATGCTTAAGGCTACACTTGATTCAGGTAAGAAAAGAACTATTACTTGGAAGTCAGAATCACAAGCACTTAGAAGGGAAGGTATTCCTGATAGGTTTGAATTCAAAGGTGGTTGTATCTTTATTACTAACGTTGATTTTGAAAACGTTCGTTCTAAGAAGATTAAGGATCACTTGGCGGCACTTATGTCAAGATGTCATTACCTAGACCTTACAATGAACTCTAAAAGAGATAAGTTTCTAAGGATTAACCAAATCGTTAGAGATGGTATGCTTGATGAGTATGGGTTTGGGAAAGAAGGAGATAAAGAAATTATCGACTTCATGACTGAGAACCAAGACATCGTAAGAGAGATTAGTTTGCGTATGGTTTTAAAGATTGCGGATCTTAAGAAAATGGATTCTGAGAACTGGCAAAAACTAGCCAAAACAACTTGCATGTCTGGAGCAATATAAGATAATTATATATTGCTAACGGTTCCCTGGTGCTCAACGTTAGTCATCCCCCACTAGAGCACCATAGAAGCCCGGAGTTCTTCCGGGCTTCACCTTTTGTGCATTTAATTCTAGAATTAACTTGACTTTTCAGTAGAAAGACGTATAATTAATATAGAATTAACCAACCTGGAGACAGAATGAAGAACGGAAACAAAATTGACTGGAATTTCCATATCAATTTTTCTCCGATGTATGCGGCTTTTGTATGGATGGTATTGTTCTCAGTAGCAATATGTATAAGTCCAAAAGCACAAGCAGAGGAGATAGAAGAAGTTGTGGTAGTGGCACAACAGACTAAAACAGTTAAAACAGATCCACTAAAAGAGAATTCCTTTATAAGAGCATTACTACCTAGTCATACTTGGACTGCTGGTGGACAAGGTGCTTTTCAAGGATATAACGAACGTGGTGCTCAAAATGTACACACCACAGTATATAGAAATGGCATACCAGCAAATTTACCTGGTACTGCATGGTATGACTTTGGAACAGAATTAGTAACTGGACAAGAAGTTAAAATTATTTCTGGTGCTAATAGTGTTGTATATGGAAGTGGTAGTATTGCTGGAACAATATTAATCAAAGACACTATTCAAAAGAGTGCAACAGCATCATTTGGAACAGACAGTAATAGATATTTAAGTCTTGCACCTACTAATTGGCTTCAATATACTGCAATGGAAGTAAAGCAAGGTAGTGCTAGAAATGATAATGTAGAAGAAGACATATACAGTAATAGAAATGCAAAGTTAAATTTTGACTTACAAGACTTTACAATTACAATGAATTATACTGATTATACATATGATTATGATAACTGTTATGATTCTCAATTTGAAGCATCAAATGATTGTGAACAAGATGGTGAGAAGTATAATATTGCAGTAAACAACGAATACCTTACAATAGGTAGAACACATGATAAATCAGAATACTATACAGGTGATTGGATGTCTTTCTATAGTGAAAGTAGCACAGACTATTTACGAGTAGGCGACCAAACTAACCTTTCACAAAAATTGCAAGTTGCATATGGACTTGATGCAAGTCATGAACAGTATGAAACATTAAGTGATGATTACAATAGAGATAACTATGGTGCTTACTTAAATATTAATGCCGACTTTGCCATGAAATATAACTTTGGTTTTAGAGTTGGCAATGAAGACCAAAACGCATTACGATTTGGACTTGAAAGTGGACCATTCTTTTTAAATGTTGGAAACAGTTTTAGAAGACCTACATTATATGAACAAAATGGTGACGGCTATGTAGATGCTAACTTAGACTTATTGCCTGAAGAAGCAGTAGGGTATGAAATTGGTTTTGGTGTATTAAGTTTATTTAGATATGAATTTGAACAAGCAATTGAATATACACCAGGGTTTTATGAAGATGTTACATCATCAGAAACTGTTCCTATCTATGATGAAGATGGAAATGATACAGGTGAAGTAGAAGTAATTATAACAACTGAACAAGTTTGGAACGCACCTAAATACTACAATACGGGGTCATACGAAACAACAGGTTTTAGATACTCTCAAACATTTGGAGCATTTGGTGTTGCACTTAAATACACTGATACGGACCAACCAAGAGTTCCTAAGTATGTTGGTGTGTTTAGTTGGGACCAAGATTTTGGAAGTCATAATTTTAACATTACATATAGAGGACAGTTTGAAAGAATACCTGGAATATTTGATGGTGATGAATTAGAAGATTTACAAAATTTATCTTTTAGATATATTAAAACTTTTGCTAATGAATTAGAATTAGCATTAAGAGTTGATAATGTATTAGATGAAGAATTAGAAGTACTTCCTGGATATAACAATCGTGGAAGACAATTTATGTTGACAATACAACGAAAATGGTAGTATAATAAACTATGGCTAAATGTGTTCTAGAAATACGTGATGAAGTAAATGTTAAGTTCTCTGGTTTAGCACCGAGTACAAGACGTAAAATTTCTGACGAAGCAAAATACTTTTTACCTTATGCATATCATATGCCTGCTTATAAATTAGGCAGATGGGATGGTTGCGTAAGGTATTGTGATATTGGCGGTAGAACATATATGAACTTGTTGGATAGATTAATACCTATTGTACAAGCAGATGGATATGAAATAGAAATAGATGACCAACGTGATGAATGGAAGTTTGATTTTGAACCCATAGAACAAACAAGGTATGAAAACATAGCATGGCCCAAAGGGCATCCTGCAGATGGCGAACCTATTATTTTAAGGGATTACCAAGTACAAGTTATTAATGAGTTTTTAACTAATCCACAAAGTTTGCAAGAAGTGGCTACAGGCGCCGGTAAAACACTCATAACTGCCGCCTTAAGCGACTTATGTGAGCCCTATGGTAGAACAATAGTAATTGTTCCTAATAAAGATTTAGTTGTACAAACAGAACGAGATTATAAAAACTTAGGTCTTGATGTTGGTGTACTGTTTGGTGATAGAAAAGAATATGATAAAACACATACAATTTGTACTTGGCAAAGTCTTGCAATACTAGAAAAGAAAAGTAAAAAGTATGAAGCAGATTTTCCAATAGACTTGTTCTTACAAGGTGTTGTATGTATTATGGTAGACGAAGTACATAAAGCAAAAGCAGATGTATTAAGAAATCTACTAGGTGGTGTGTTTGCTAATGTTCCTATTCGTTGGGGACTAACAGGAACTATTCCTAAAGATGACTATGAAGCAATTGGTTGTACATGTTGTTTAGGACCTGTTACAGGAAACCTTAGCAGTAAAGAACTACAAGATAAAGGTGTGTTAGCAAACTTAGACATTAACATATTCCAACTACAAGATGGAGTTTTAGGTTTTAATAACTATGCACAAGAATTAAAATGGCTTGTAACAGACGACCCTAGAGTAACTCACATAAGTGATATTATTAAAGGGTTAAGTGGAACAGGCAATACACTTGTACTAATAGATAGATTAGCAACAGGTGAATTACTTATAGATAAAAATCCTGATTGGGTTTTTATAAGTGGAGATATGAAAGTTTCTGATAGGCAATCAGAGTATGCACAAATATCAGAAATGGATAATAAAGTAATTGTTGCAACGTACGGAGTTGCGGCGGTCGGTATTAATATTCCTCGAATATTTAATTTGGTTCTTTTAGAGCCAGGTAAAAGTTTCGTAAGAGTAATACAAAGTATCGGAAGAGGAATCCGTAAAGCAGAAGACAAAGACTATTTGAATGTTGTCGACATTACAAGTAATCTTAAGTATAGTAAGCGACATTTAACTAAAAGAAAAGCATTCTATAAAGAACAAGGATTCCCTTTTCAAGTTACTAAAGTGGAGTATAAATGAAAATATTAACAGTAGATAATTCCGTATATGAGATAGACCAAGTACCTGATGAAATAGATGATATCAGATTTGGTGTATTTGACACTAGTGATCCAGAATGGATGGATTACTATTTTTTACCTCTAATCTTTTTAGAGAGTTTTTATGCACCTGCAATATGTTTACAAATAGGAGAACACAATATACAAATGCCTATGGATTGGAGTATTGCAATAACAGATGAAGATTTAAGTGGTATTGAAGTTATACCTTTGACTAGTTTAAACAATAGAGGATTCTTAACTGCAACGTTAAATCCCTTGAGTGGTAGGCTCATTGAATGTCATGAAGTAAAAATTACAAATATATTTCAAGATGTAAAATGGTACTTTCCTAAATTAAAAAATGGACACATGTTGTTGGCACCTTTAGAAAGTAGAGATAATCCACAATGTGCTATGTTTGTTAAAGAAGCAAACAAAATTCCAAATGAAATTGATATAGGTCATTTACTAGACTAGGAGGTTAATATGGCAAAATATAGATATAGAATTGACGGCGGAAGATATGGAGGAGAACTTACAGTAGGAGAAGTTACTGATGAGTTTGTAAGATTTTGGGTACCTAGGATTGAAGATGATGGTGCATACGAACAATTTATTCCACATGTACTTTCTTTAGGTGAATGGGACGATGACGAAGATATTATTTCTGAGTCTCCTGCTATTTTAGAAGATAGAGATGATATTCCTGGTTGGTATGAATTAGATGGTATTGAGCATATAAACGCCGCCTACGCAGATGGTGGCTTTTTTGTTTCTAGTGTAAAACCAGATGGAGAAGCAGATTGGGATTACGATGAAGGCGAAATGGAAATAGAAGGGCATTGTTTAAAAGGTAGAGAAGGAGCATATATAAGCATAGAAACAGAAGGTGAAACTCCAGAAGGCTGTACACCTGTTATGCTTTTCCATAGTGCAGAAAAAGGTGGCTTTGCAAGTTGGTTTGTAGACTCAGACGAACCTTTCGACCCTGACAAGTTAGTTTTTAGTATTGTAGAAACACACTTAGGTGATTTTATAGAAGATGTTTGGTATGATAAAGAATGGTTAGATCCAAATTATGACTGTAACGATACAACAGGCAAAAGTTATGAAGCCGCAGTTGGATGGATTACAGACAAATGGAGAGACCCATATGTAGATCCTGAAGATAGCGACTTATCAGAGTATTGGGAAGAACATGAAGAGAATCTTGCATGGGAAGAAGAGAATGGATCTTAAAGAACTTATAACTACTGTACCTGACTTTCCTGTTAAAGGAATACAGTACAAAGACGTTACTAGCATTCTAACACAACCACAAGCATTTCAATATACAGTTACAAAACTAACTGATTACTGTATGCGTAATAAAGTTACAGATATTGTGGCTCCGGATGCCAGAGGATTTTTATGGGGTGCTCCAGTGGCATTAGATATGGAAATACCTTTACACATAGTTCGTAAACCAGGTAAACTACCTCCCCCAACATTTGAGCATCACTTTACATATGAGTATGCAGAAACTAACTTAAACATAAAGCAGGACGCAAAATTAGGGCCAGACAGCAACGTTTGTATTATGGATGATGTAAATGCTACGGGTGGTACTGCAAGTGCTATATTTGAACTGCTACAAAACTTTAATTGCCAACCTTTGCATTATGCATGTGTAATTGACTTGACTTTCTTAGAAGGAAGTGCTAAACTGCAAGAGTATTGCGGAATGGATACTTTTAGTGTGATATCTTATGACGAATGAATTTAATAATATAATTTTAATTGCTTTAAAAGAAGAAGCACCTACTATGGCTAAATGGAGTAATGTGTTTTTTACAGGTGTTGGAAAAGTAAATGCAGGTATTTGTGCTGGTAAACTTATTGAAAGATATAAACCTACAACTGTTTGGAACTTTGGTACAGCAGGTGGTATTAGTGTTAGTAGTGGGTTACATGAAATGAAAAACTTTGTACAACGTGATATGTTATGCAGTGAACTAGGATTTGGTATAGGACAAACACCTTTTGAAGAAAGTGGTATTATTAGTTTTGGAGACCCAATAGATGATATGTGTTGTAGTAGCGGTGATAATTTTGTTAGTGGTGATTCAGATTTGGGCATTATCTCAGATGTGGTAGAAATGGAAGCCTATGCAATAGCAAAAGCATGTCAAAAAACAGGAACAAATTTTAAATGTTTTAAATATGTAAGTGACCAAGCAGATGAAAATGCTAGTAAAGATTGGAGCGAAACTGTAGCAGATGGAGAACAGCATTATATAAACGCATACTTGGATCACAACAATGGCTAAGAAACCTCAAATACCTTTAGCAGAAGTTATGAAAGCCATAGATAAAAAAGACCGTGGCTGGTATAATAGATTGAGTGCTGAACAAAAGAAGGCATTTAGTGCCTGGATGATGATGAGGTATGCAAGTAGTGTACAAGGTGGCTCTGCACCAGATTATATTTGGATGGTTAATGAATTAGTAAATCATAAATTTTCTGACGTAAGTAAATATCCAGAATTACAATGGTTACTGATGACAGCAGTAGGTAGTAGTAAAGTACAACATCACCCATACATAAAACCACCTAACAGTAAAAGAAAGAAAAATAAAATATCAGATGCTATTGCAAAGATATATCCTCATATTAGTCAAGAAGAGATAAATTTACTATTAAGCATTAATGATAAAGATGAACTAAAGCAGTTTTTCCAAGCACATGCTTATACAGATAAAGAAATAAAAGAGTTAATGAAATGAAGTGTAAATGGTGTAACAAAGAGTTTGCAAGTGAAAGAACACTCTCGGCTCATATGTGCGTAAAGAAAAGACGTTGGGCAGATAGAGATATGAGCCATATACGTTTAGGACACAGAGCATTTCAAATGTTTTATGAATTGAATACAAGTGCTAAAGAACCTAAGAGTATAGAAGACTTTATTATGAGTCAATACTATGAAGCATTTGTAAAGTTTGGTAGAAGTTGTATGACCAATGAATGGTTACAACCAGAAAAGTACACAGAATGGTTAATTAAAAATGGTGTTAAGTTAAAGCAATGGACATCAGATAGACAGTATGATAAATTTGTAAAAGATTATGTTAGAAAAGAACCAGGACTAAAAGCATTAGAAAGGACTATTATATATCTTGCTAAATGGAGTGAAGAAAGCGATAACAAATGGCAAGATTACTTTACTACAGTAAGTCCAAGCAGAGCAGTACATGATATAAGAGCGGCAAAAGTTAGTCCTTGGGTAATATATTTAAGTAGCACAGGCAACAAGTTATTGGAAAGATTCAATGACGAACAAGTCCAAATGATAGATGAGATGATAGATCCTCCATTTTGGATGAAACTCTTTACAACAAGTAAAGAAGAAGTAAAAACAATAAAACAAACATGTAAGGATGCAAATATATGAACGTTAATTTAGTTAGTTATAGTAAGTCAGACGGAAGTCACTTAATTGAAAGTACAAGTGCAACAGAATTAGTTGCCTATTGTGCCAGAGTAAGTAATCCGGAGAACCAATTTAATAAAGAAACAAGTGATAAACTTATAAAATATTTAATGAAACATAAACACTGGTCACCACTAGAGATGGTTAGTGTGTGTTTAGAAATAGAAACAACAAGAGATATTGGAAGGCAAATTCTAAGACATAGAAGTTTTAGTTTTCAAGAATTCAGTCAACGTTATGCAGACCCCACAAACAATTTAGACTTTGAAGTTAGAGAAGCAAGATTTCAAGATCCTAAAAATAGGCAAAATAGTATTGATGCCGATGATACTCATGATTATGAAATTATATCTAAATGGAAAGAAAAGCAAGAGTATTTAATTAGGCTGGCAAGAGATACATATTTTTGGGCAACTGAAAATGGTATTGCAAAAGAACAGGCAAGAGCGGTACTACCAGAAGGCAATACAATGAGTAGAATGTATGTTAATGGTACATTAAGAAGTTGGGTTCACTACATAGAGTTGAGAGGTGCAAATGGTACTCAAAAAGAACATATTGAGATTGCCAAAGCAGTAGCAAAAGTAATTAGTAAAATTTTTCCACTAGCAAATGAGGTTATAAACGATGAATGAATACACTCTAAGTCCGTATCTCACTGATACAATTACATTGACAAATGACAATGATACTGTTACACTTACAGATGGAAGTTTAGATTCTGGATTTACATTACAAGGTATGACAAGTAGTTCAGGAACAGTCACAATTGATACCAGTGTTTTAGACCAGAATATTACAATCGGAGGTACAACATTACACGAAAGTGATATTAAAGATATAAGAGTACTATTAGATATTATTAAGGAATTAGATGACGACAATCCTATCAAAGCATTGTTTAATTCTAAAAAAATGTTAGACAAAATGAAGGTAAAAGATGAATGAAGCATACGCAAAAGAGTGTATAATAGAATGCACAGATAATGGTAAAACTGTAGAAGCAGAAGTTGGCAACTTTAAACCAGAAGAGTTTTTACAAGTGTTTATGAATACAGTTAAAGTAACATTACAATATCAGCCAGCACATAAAGTTTATGTGGGTAGTATGGCTGGTATGGAGTTTGTTACAAACGGACCAAAGGTAGTTGGAACTTATAGATGAAAATAAATTTTGATGTAGACATCGATATGGCAGATAGAGATGAGTTTTTAAAACTTGTTGAACATATTCCTGCTAGTATTAAACGTGATGGTGAATTTGAAAAGCACAACACTGGTGTTTATTTCCAACCTATTCCAAACTTTCCTGTTGAAGGGTACAGTACAATAGACCACAAAGAAGCAGAGGAATTAGGATACTTTAAAGTTGATTTTCTAAATAACCATGTGTACGAAGGTATAAAAGATGAAGCACATCTTGATAAACTACTTAATACAGAACCTATGTGGGAGTTGTTTGGTCATAAAGAAATAGTTGAGCAATTATTCCATGTTGGTAATCACTTTGAAATTATTAAACAACACATGCCTAACAGTATAGAACAACTTGCAATGATACTTGCTATGATTAGACCAGGTAAAAGATATTTGGTTGGAAACGATTGGTCAGTTATTGAAAAGGAAGTTTGGCAAAAAACAGATGATTATTTCTTTAAAAGAAGTCATGCAATAGGATATGCAACATTAATTCTTGTGCAATTAAATTTAATTGTGGAATCTACTCTTCAGGCGGAATCTTCTTAACTAACTGAATACTTCTTCTTTTAATCCTTTTTCTCAAAATATTTTGCATACTTGTAACAGGACCAAACAGTATTTCTGTTTCTTTGTTAATAAAAGTTCTTAAACAATGTCTAAATTCCATCATTTCTTGATATAAAAATACATCTATGGGTAACATTCTATTAGATTCCCACCACCATAAATCAGCATGTTCTAGCATTAAACGTTTCTCATCATCGTTTCTACACTTCTCAATATCGTAAAAACTTATGATATGTTGGTCTTTATTTTGAACTATTCCTACAAATTCTGTGTCGTTAAATTCTAATCCTGTTAAAAATGGATATTTCTCTTGGAGTTCTTCTTGTTTAGTCATCTTAGATATTTATAAACAGTATAGATAAATACATATTATAAATGGAAGATAAATTATGTCATTTGGCAGTAACAATACATTATACATTTTAGGAAACCCGTCAATCGACCTTGTTTTAACGTCGGACGGTATAACAGTGGACAATAGACCAATGAATCAAACTAAATTAACAATACATAAAGGATTCGACTCGCAGTTGAACTTTCATGTAAGAAATAGAGACAGAGTATTACAAAACCTCAGTGGAAAAACATTGTATGCTAGTATTATAAACCCTAATACAAACAAGAGAGTTGTATTCAAGCAATTAACTTTAGTTAATAGTGGAACAACTGGAGAAGCAAAATTGAATTTTGTTCCAGGAGATCTAACTAACTTGTCACCAGGTTTATATCAAATTAGTATCAGTGAAAGCAGTGATAGTGGTGTAACACAAAGTCCTTTGTATGCTAACCAAAACGATAGAATTATTACAGATTTAGAAATTAGAAGTAGTTTAGAGTATGATCCTGTAGCAACACAAGAACAAACAACATTTACTGACCAAGGGTCAAACGTATTTGTTACAAGTGCTATGTATGGTAATCAGGATAATAACTTTACAAGTAGTCAACACACTATTGGTCTTTATATGACTGATTTTGTTGGTAACGTAACTATACAAGGTTCTGCTTTATCTAGTACACCAACACAAGATAGTGATTGGTATAATATTAATGTACAAGGTGACCAAGGATCTGATGCAGTACCTTTTAGTAGTGCATTTAATGGTATAGATGCTTATAATTTCAATGTCAACACCAATTGGGTCAGGGTTAAATTCGATAAAACCTCGGGTTCTTTGGATAAAGTTTTACTAAGAAATTAGTTGACTTTATTCTAATTGGTGTTATAATAGTTTTGTTATGCATCATCACGAACTCGTAGACAACGTACATAGATTACTTATGGATAATTTGCCAATCAATAGTGGCAAAACTCCTAGTGGCTGGACTACATTTAATTGTCCAATGTGTACTGATAAGAGAAAACGTGGTGGTGTTATACAAAGTAATGCTAAAATAAGTTATCATTGCTTTAACTGTGGATTTACAACTGGGTGGGCACCAAGTCCTAAACTAGGTGGTAAGTACAAAAAGTTATGTGAAACTTTGGGTGTGCCAGCAACTGACATACATAAAGTTGTTTTAGATTTAATGCGACATGCAGAAGAACTAGAAACTGAAGATAATTCAGATTATGTTTATACTGCCGCAAAGTTTGAAACTAGACAACTTCCAGAGGAAACCTCGATTGTAGATGATTTACCTGATGACAACAAAGTAAAGCAATATGCTATACAACGTGGCTTATTAGGAAACTATCCTCTATTACATATTAACAACAGTATGTATAATGCAAGATTAGTTGTACCTTTTATGTATAACAACCAACTAGTCGGCTGGACAGGTAGGCACATAAACCCACCCAATAAAGAAACAGCAAAATATCTTCTTAACATGCAAAGTGGATATGTGTTTAACATAGATAAATTTGTTGACACAGATAGAGAAGTTGTAGTTGTTGTTGAAGGCGTATTTGATGCAATATTAATAGATGGTATTAGTGTGTTAGGTAATGGCGTAACAGCCGAACAGGCACATTTAATAGACAAACTTAATAAACGTGTTATACTATGTCCTGATAGAGATGAAGCAGGTAAAGAACTTATTGATAAAGCAATAGAACTAGGATGGGAAATTAGTTTTCCACCTTGGAGCAGTGATTGTAAAGATGCCGCTGATGCTGTAAATAAATATGGTAGGTTACTTACTTTAGCAAGTATTATAAAACATGCTAGTAGTAATACAGTAAAGAACAAAGTAAAGGCAAAAATGCTATGAAGTTATTAGTAAACGGATGTAGTTTTACAGGAGGTAATGAGGTTATACACGATGAAAGTGGAACATTAGCACCTATACCTGACTATGTTTGGTCTAACCACACAGGTGTAGATACAACTAATATAGCAATAGCAGGTAATAGTAATGATAAAATTGCTAGAACAACAATAGAGCATTTAAGTAAAAATAATTATGATGGTGTTATTGTTCAATGGTCAGCATTGTATAGACTTGAACGTTATATAGAACAATATAAGTTATGGGGAAATATTTGTAATGTACCCGGAGTTCTGCATAAAGAAGATACAGTACCAAACCAAGTTGAGCAACGTGATGGGGAACAGTTGTTTGGATTGCATTTCGATAAATTTGAAGAAGACCACGGAGAAAAGTTAAATACATTAGATAAACTACTAACGGCGGCATCTAATAACTATATTTGGCTAAACAGTGAAGTTGATTATAGAATACAGTTTATGCAAGATGTGTTGTTAATGCAATATGCATTAGAAAAAATGGATATGCCTTATTTGTTTACTAGTATGTCTCAACATAGTCATAGCAAATTTTTAATTTGCCAAACTGACTATGAAATACTATTGAAAGATAGATTAGATATGAGCAAGTGGACTAAAAGACCACTAACACATATTGTAAGTAATGATACTAGTGCTGATGGTCATCCAAATGAACAAGGGCATAAAAAGATTGGTGCTGAATTAATGAGGGAGTTTAGAAGAGTAAATGGATAATATAGAGAACTACACAGAAGAAATACAAGAAATGTACTTAAATTTCTTGGTAACTGATCCTGAACTATTTGTTAGAGTAAACAATATTGTTGAACCTTATATGTTTAACAAAAGGTTTCAAGACACAATTAAATTTTTAAAACAGCATAGTGAAGAATATAGTGCTATTCCAACTATTGACCAAATTAAAGCAACAACAAATGTAGAATTAGAACGTATAGAAGGATTAACATCTAATCATTCAGATTGGTTCTTAGATAGTTTTGAAAGATTTTGCAGACACAAAGCATTAGAAAAAGCAATACTTGATAGTACGGACTTATTAGAGAAAGCAGACTATGGAGCAGTAGAGAAAAAAATTAAAGATGCAAGTCAAGTTAGTCTTGTAAAAGATTTAGGATTAGAGTATTTTGAGAATCCAAAAGAACGTTTACAATATATTAAAAGCCAAGCAGGTGCAGTTAGTACAGGTTGGAAAATGTTTGACCAAAAACTTTATGGTGGGTTGAATAGAGGAGAGATTACAATCTTTGCTGGTGGTTCTGGTGCAGGTAAAAGTTTATTCTTACAAAACTTAGGTGTTAATTGGAGTTTAGCAGGACTTAATGTAGTTTACATTAGTTTAGAATTAAGTGAACAATTAATTAGTATGCGTCTTGATGCTATGGTAAGTGAATATAGCACAAAAGAAATTATGAGAAATATGGACGATGTAGATTTAAAAGTTCGTATGAAAGGAAAAGGTGCAGGTAAGTTTAGAGTAAAACAAATGAGCAGTGGAGTAACTGCAAATGATATTAGAGCATTTGTTAGAGAGTATGAAATAAACACAGATGTAAAAGTAGATTGTATTTTAGTTGACTACTTAGACTTAATGAGTCCTATTAGTGCTAAAGTAAGTCCAGGTGATTTGTTTATTAAAGACAAGTATGTATCTGAAGAGTTGCGTAATTTAGCAATGGAATCTCAGACATTATTTGTTACAGCATCACAGTTGAATAGAGGTGCAGTAGAAGAAATAGAATTTGACCACCATCATATTGCAGGTGGTATTAGTAAAATACAAACAGCAGATAATGTTGTAGGTATTTTTACAAGTAATGCTATGAGAGAACGTGGAAGATATCAAATACAGTTTATGAAAACACGTTCTAGTAGTGGTGTTGGTAGTAAAGTAGACTTAAAATTTAATCCTGATACACTTAGAGTAGAGGATTTAGATGAAGATGACGAAGATACACTAACAATGACATCTGGAAACTTAATTGACCAACTAAAAAGATCCAATAGTATTAAGGCAGACGAGCCAGAAGCACAAAAAACTATCAGTACTGCATTGAACATGCAGGAGTTCATGAAGAAAAATGACCTTTAAATGATAAATATGCATATAAGATAGGAAATAATATGTCTATGAGAAAATCGAGGAGCATTTTAGAAGAGTTAAACTCTATCAGTGTTGATAGAAGTCGTCATCATGTTCTCGAAAATAGAGTACAACATTTAGTTAGTAGTGCTGAAAACATTAAAGCAATTCTACGTGAATCTTATAGTCCAGAAGAAGCATTGGACTTAGAACGTAGACTAATAAACTCAATTAAATCAGGTGATTCTAAAAAATTCTCTCGTGGCATAAAGAAAGTTGTTGCGGAGAGCGAATCAAATGAGAGTTAAGGACATTATAGAAGCACCAGGTGACGGTAGAGGTAGAGCATCAGGTTCTGCCAGAACACAATACAAAAAAGATGGTACTCCTGGAGCAGGCAGAGTAGCGAAATCCAATAACCAATTTAGAAGTGTACCAAAAGGCACTAACGATCCTAGAGGATCTGACAATCCTATGAATCCTTTAGGTGATCCAGGTAAGCAAAACCAAGCGGGTCAAGACACTAAATTTAAAAGAGCAGACCAACAAATTAATCAAAAATTTGGAAACGATGATTCATTAGCAGGTGGTTCTAGTAGAATAGCACAATTCAAAAAAGACAAAGAAGAAAAAGCAAGAATGCAAAAATCACAGACCAAAGGTGATATTGGCAGATTTGCAGATGACCGTGCTTTATGGAAACCTGGTAAAGTTATACAGCACCCAAATGGTTTAATGTATCAACTATTAGGTAAAAAAGAAGGTTGGATAGAAGTAACAGGACCTACAGTAAATAAAAAAACAGGAGTAATAACAAAACCTGAATTGGCAAAACCAACTCCAGGCGGAAAAGCGGCTCCTATGGATAGTCAGTTAGGTAAAGACCTTAACACATTATTAAAAGATCCAAAAGCAAATATTGACCAAACTATAGGTTCTAAAATTAAAGGTGCATTACAAAAAGGCGTTGCAGGTGCGGCGGCTAAAGCAGGAATGAGCAATTTAGCATCTAAAACAAGATCCGATCCAGATGCAAGTGCGGCACAAAAAGTTGGTGCTACAGTAGGTGCTGGTATTGGTAGAGCAATGGCAAACGTATTAAGAAGACCTAAAGGACAACCTGCACCAGATAAAAAACAAATG